TAGTTACAAGAAGAGGCACGCACTGAGAGTTGCAAGAAGCGTGCAGCGTATGAATCGTTACGTACAGAATTTATGCAAAACGTAGAAAAGCGTCTCTCCGAGGTCGTAGATGTCGTGCAAGATTTCAAAAAGTGGTTGATTGATGAGTCAGCCGCCTTTTTGGACACGCTGAAAGAATACGGAAAAGTCAAGAATTCAGAACAAAAAGGATTCACGATTACAGAGGGCGATTTCAAGCTGGAAGTATCTTTCAATAAAGTAAAAGGATTTGATGAGCGCGCGAATGCGGCAGCCATTCGACTGATCGAGTATCTCGAGCGGTATATAGAAAAGTCGGATAAGGGCAAAGAGGATCCTATGTATCAGCTTGCTATGTCGTTATTGGAACGTAATAAAGTCGGAGATTTTGAATACAAAAGCATCTCAAAACTTTATTCCATGGAGGATAAATTTGATGACGAATATCGCGAAATCATGGAACTTTTCCGCGAATCCGACACAGTTCGAACAACGGCTACCAACTTTTATTTTCACAAGCGAGATAAAAATGGTTTTTGGGTAAAAATAGAGCCGAGTTTTTGTAGGATATAAGAATGGGAATCAGTATCTTTGCAATTGAAAAAAGTCTTTTTATAAACGGTTGGGGGCTTATCTAATGTCGTTCTTTTCAGAAATGGCGGTGAATCTTACGATTTTCCGCCATTCTCTTTTTCTTTGTAAATAAAATACGTAATTTTGTTCACAAAACCTACTTGTTATGAGCGAAATATCTACCAATCCTGAAACTCAGAAGCAGACTCGGCGTAGGCGTAATTCTGCAGCCGCGGTCCGTACAAATGGGCAGTCTTCACGTGAGGAACGCCGTGCCCGTCGTAATCAGACCCTTGCAACGCGTTACTTTTATTATAGTGAAATCTGCCATTATCGCTTTGATTATACATTAAGTCTGCTGTCCTCACGCGAGTTTTTCTTGGATGAGCGTACAATTTCGCAAATCATAATCGAAGAAAATGATTATGTAAATCAGTTATTAGAAACACGCCCGACTTGTGAAGATTTGGAGAAAGCTTATCCGGGCTTTCGATTTCCTACTCCATAAATTTTGTGCGATAGACGATGTTAAAGATCTTTATACCGTCGTAACGTCCTGCAGATGTCGCTTTAATTCGTTGTAACGGCGCGAATTTGCCGTTATCCCACCATTGCAGCGCTTGATGTATGTTGTTGATAATATCGTACTTTTCGAGCGCTTTTTTACGCACCTCTATCGGCGCTGCTGCGTTTGTCGTGCCTGTACGCAGAAAAGCTATACGCAGATTGATCTCTGCCGTTACTGTTTGTTTCCCACCCGCTCCGCTCTCACAGTTTATATAAGCGATGTCGACGAATGCGCAAGGCCATGCAGCAGCAGGGCGCTCTTCTGTATCAAGTTGACCCTCTTCGATATCTATCCACCTCAATTGTGGAACAGCATCCTTAAGTCTTTCACAAATAGCAATTATGAGTTCTTTATCCATCTTATTTATTTTCATTAAGTAAGTCTTGTAAGTGTCTTACTATTCGTTTATACATCTGTTCATTCAACTGTTTTGCCGGGCCGAGAAATTGCCGTTTTATCACGCGCATATAACGTGTATGCGCTTTTACCTCGACGATTCCCCGGCGCGTGTTTCGCGTGTGTGCGGGAACGTTTACGCCACCCGAAAAACCCTCATTGTGCACCTTCGCATACGTGACCTTGCTATTACCTGCAGATATAACAACGCGGCTTGTCGAAATTTCCGATGGCCGTATACTGTTTACCAGTGCGCCCGTATCGATGAGCAGCGAGCCACGCGATTTTGGTCGCCCTGGTCTCCAAGGGTTTCCATCGAATCCTTTTCTGCGAAATGAATCCTTAAAGTAACTTGTTGCCGTTTCTGCGACGATGTCTGCCACGTCAGGCAAAACCTTTTCAGGTAATCTTTTGAGGTATCTTTCGAAAGTTTTTATATCCATTTTGTTGCGTGTTTGATTATAAGATGCTATATTTGCATTGTCCTTTCACCGGCGTTAAGGAGCGGAAAACCTTGGTAGTAAATGGGTCCTTGATCGTATGGCAGCGAGAGCTAAACCGGAGGGAGGAAAAACTACCGTTTCTTTATTAATATTCCCTTTCTTATAGAATTGTCTTTTGCTTCAAACCACGTTTTAAAGGCCAATTTTTCGCGTTCAAGCTTACAAGCACATACCAATGCTTTATCGTTGTAATATTTGATAAATACCCAGTTGTCAAGCTTGTTTTCAGACTTTTCCCGATCTTTCCATTCTGAATTCAGCCAAACTTCGTCTGGGCTTTTTAATATGTCTTCTACAGCTGTTAAATACGCTGTTCTAAATGCCCGTGATTTTACCCTGTTGGTTGTGTGTATGTCAAAGTCTCTGCGCCCCATAGACCAAGTTCTACCAAAATAATCTTGTATTTCCCAAATTTCATTTTTATTTGCGTCAGTTTTTTTTACATTACTCCACCAATCTTCTGCAGTACCCTTATAAACCGGTCGCTGGATATTACTTTGCTTAATACATTTGTCGATAGATTGCTCTACTCCCCATGTGGCAGGGGGTATTTTATTCATCATTTTTGCCGCGACGTGTGGGAACTTGCGGATATACATCTGATCTTTAGAGAAAATTTCGCTGCGTTTACCCGGATTTGTATCAAAATGCTGCGCCGCTACTTTTTTCCATTCTTCGCTTTTGAAAAATTCTTGCAAACTCTCTTTCGAGCGTTTTACCATATCCACGTCGACCTCATGCGCTAAAAGCGGAATAACGGAGCAACGACAACGAAATCCTAAAGGCGGCCATAACTTGTCCCACGCAGGGTCGGTCGAAGGTAGAGTAAGCCCATCCAATTCTTCATGTTCCTTTCTTACACGATCATCACCAACCGTACGGAATTGCCAGTATTTGTAAAGTGTTTTTTTCGCAGCAAGGCGTCTATAATTGCTTGCACTCTCAGCCGTCAGCGTGGCCGTTGCGTACTCTGCACGCTGCCAGGAATCATTGTATTTTCCGCAAATACTTTTCGCTGCTTTCGCAAACTCTTCGTAGCTTTTACTCTCCCTGAAAGCCTCATTCAGCTGACGGATTTCCGACAAAGTCTTAGCAGCGGAAAAGTGCATGATATTTTGCTCCAAAGCCGTTATAAAGGCATCGTCCTGCAGACCATACCCGAAGCTCATATCAGCGTTGTTTGAAGGTTGTTTTAATCCTGTTTTAACGCCCTTCAAAAGATCATTAAAGATGAAGAAAAATAATTCAGAAGAAAAGGTTTTACAATTCCCCTCCGCTACTGCCGTAATCAGTCTGTCATCTAAATCCGTACTATCCTTGAGGCTCGTGCGGATTGTTCCATTCGATGCCCCGACTTGTGCCGGGGCCTTTACGAAAAAATCCCACAAAGACCTCCAAAATCCTTTATCTGCATTTGCCACGGGCATTCCGTCTCCGTCTGTTTCATCAAAAGACGGCAGGCCTAAATTGCGCCTTTGTGCAATCGCTTCGCCCTCTTCAGGGATAGGAATAGCATACTTCTCATGCAGATAGTTCACCGGAATGTCTATAATATCCGAAAGCTGCATGATTTCTGTAACGGTAAGGCTTTCTGCAGCTCTTGGCGCAATGAATTTACCACCCGCCACCGGAAATCCTCGTGCTTCCAACATAGGTACGACACAGGTATTCAAGATGCGCTGCACAAAGCGCAAATCTGCCTTATTCTTGCCTTCTTCGACTTCCTTATGCACCTCTCCGAGTGATCGAGCGCCCTTATCACCTTGTACGGTTGTCAGCGTTTGCCCAAGAATGGTGATCAGCAATTCTTCATTGCACGCTTTTCTAAATTCGTCAAAAGAGGAACCATTTCCTGAGCTTGTTTCTTTCGTTTCTATCTCTGCCTCTTTTGGAACAACGAGCCAGGGAGCTGATCCTGCTTTCTCAAAGGCTTCTTCCAGCTGCCGCCGGCTTGAAGGGTCGTAAGTGTTGTATTTTCCGACGCGCTGTGGCATACCGAAGAGTTCTATCCATTGCGCCCAATCGCCGAAGCCGCCGCGTTTGTAAATGGCATATGGTGCGGCTTTTAGTAGCAGGCCGAAATCTTTTGGCTTTCCGACAACCAACAAAAAAGGATCATCTACATAACTGACGCCTGTCCGGTCGTTTTCCTGCAATAAGATTACCTTTTGGTTAATATCCACGTATTTTGCAGGAATATCGTAAACATCGAACTTATCTTGCGAAAAATCGAACTCACAGGCAGAGCGTCCGAAAAAGCGCGATTTCATAATGGTTTGCAGCAGCTGCTCGAAGCCTATCGATTCCATCAGGTTCGTAATCTCCTCAACTTCCTCACCATCTACGTTTTGGAATATCCATTCCGAGTTGGTCACCGCCAAAATTCGCTTATCCATCGCGTCGGCCAACACGCCATCGATGAGCAGATTATCGTAAAGGTCGAAGAGCGAACGCGGGCGGTCTGCATCTGCAGACCGCAGGGCCATTTGCCATTTTCCGATGTCACTCGCGTTGCGTTGCGGCGCTTTAAGTACAATTGTGCTATAAATCGTTTGTCGATTTGATTTTTTATTCTCTTTTCCCATTATTAAAAGTGTAAAATTCGTTTAGGATTACTTCCAAATAAATACTCTCCTGCACCATCCGGTTTGCCGTCGCCGTCCTGATCGATAATCGGAAGATCCGGTTTCACGTCACCCTTTTGCACCTGCCGCAGCCATGCTATCGCCCGGTCATAGCGTTTTTCACGTAGATCGAGCTCGACGCCGGCGTTACAAAGGTTAACGAAGTGCCAAACTGCCATATCTTTGATAAATAAGAGTAAAAGAGTATTTCTTTCATCTCCTCGCGCCGCAAAGATGCGTGCCCGGTCAAAGGCGCCGAGATAGCCTGACGCTTCTTGCGTGGCGGCATCGATGGCAGCCGTTAGCAACTGTTCATTGTCACGTGAAATGATGTCAATGCTCTCTTTGTAGAGATGCGTCTGTAATTCTTTTGCTGTTAAAAATGCCATACTAATAGCGTTTTTTGTTTGTGTGTCTTTTACCGATAATGACAGATTCTTCTCCCAACTTCATCAAGTTTTCATTCAGAAGCCACCAGCCGCCCTCGATGCAGTCAGGGCCGTCAGCCGGCGCCTTCATCGAGCGTGATATGAGCAGGAATTGTTCTTCCAATCGCTGCATATGTGGATTCTCTTTTTCTTGTATATTCAGAATTAAGCGCCCTTGCCGGTTCATCGGTTCAAGGTTGCCCTCAATGCGGTCGAACTTCTCCGGTTTTTTTCGAGTGTCCGGCGTTATGCTTATGAAGCCTTTTTCCTCGCCTCTTTTTGCAAAAAGCGGCAATATTACTTGTTGATAGAAAGGATCTTGCAGCGTGTTGTTTTCGATAAAACATTTTAGTTGCGTTTTCTCACCAACAACGTTGCGCATGTCGTAGAACCACTCGACAAACTCTTCATTCGTGACATGATCGAGTCGCCCGTCATAGACGTAGAATTTACCGTTATAATAGCCTATCAGAAAGCACGCTTTATAAGATGTCGCCTTGTTTTTTGAATTGGAAGGCGAGGGATCACCATAAGCTATGACAAACGTCAACTTATGTAGTGGTGGACATTCTCCCCAAACCATCTCTTTGAAAATGTTGCCTTTGGATAGCGGGTTGTTAAAAAATTCGCGTTGTATGGTCGCTTCAGAATAGAGCGAGAAGAAAGTCTCAATATCTTCTTCAGAGTTTTTCGACCAGGAAGACCGGCCGTTTTTATCGCGAATATTCACGATTTCATAATGCGCGATTTTTGGTGATTTTTTTGCTTGTTCGATAAATCGCGTAACGCTACAATCTTTCGCAATAATATTTCCGTTTACGAGTATTCGATAATTGCCAGAAACGGAAAATGTCGGTAAAAGTGCGTCGGAAATCCATTTCCACTTCTTCTCGATTCGATCGTCGTTTCCGCATTCCTCGTCCGTATCTATATCGTCAATCAAGATGAGGTCAGGTCGATAGTTCTTATGACGGCTACCACGCGGACTTTGTCCTGCGCCAAGCGCGCGAAAAGCAGTACCACAGCGGCATGTAAATTCTTCTTGTTCCCACGAACCGGGCGTCTTCTGCTCACCATAATCTTGCTTGATACGTGGATTCTTATCGAAGTTTTCCATAAATGGTGCCAACAGTCGCATAGCATTGTCTAATGTACTTGATACGAGCAATACATTTTTTATTTTTCCGGTCAATGCGAGTTTTGTCACTTCCATCATCGAGCGCGCCGACTTTGCCAACTCGCGCGACCAGGCCCGCACTTCTAACCATCTATTGTGACTCATCAGGCGCTTTGTCGCGCGTTTGTGAAATGGCGCAGGCTCTGCCGTAGCATAGGCCTCAAAATAATAAGCGAACCAAGCTTCATCGTCCGCTTCGAGTCTGCGTTTGCGCTTTTCAATTTCGACTTGCGTGTCTCGGGCGTCAATACTGCTCTCTTCTAACAGCGCCGCCACTTCTTCTTTCCATTTTTTCAATGACGTTTTATCGTCGTTTTTTAGCTTTTTGAAAGGCATTTTATTTAAGAAAGGAATTTACAAAACTATCACAAACAGGAGCAATCCTTTTTGCTTCTTCTAAATCATATTCACGCACATGCGCAAGCAGCTTTCGCAGTACAGAAATAACGTCAGACAGTCCGACTTCTCCCTCTAATTTTTCAATTGCTTTTGCATATTTCGCGATCGTGTCGGCTTCTGCCGGCGTAGCAAAACGCTCGCCATCCGGTCGTGAAGCAATGGCGTCGTTTAAGGCAGAAAATTGCCGATAGAGATCTTTTAGCCGCTCCTCTTTCATCATTGTTACAGAAGCGCGTAAATCTTTCCAGTTTTCGCCCGTAATCCATCGATTTACCGTTACGCGCGAAACGCCTGTTCGGTCTGCTATTTCCTCCTGCGTGAGGTTCTCTTTTGTATAAAGAATCTTAGCAAATTCTTTCTTTTGTTGTCTTGTTAATTCTGCCATTTTGCACTTTTTTTCGCAAAAATAGGCCTAAAATAAGGTATAAAATAGTGCTCTTGTATGCAGGTGGATATTTACGCGCAATTGTATATAATATATCCAAACGCAAAAAAAGCTACTTGTTTTAACGGAAAACCTATTGCAATTTTGCGGCAAAATACACAAAATGGCAAACAAAAATAAAACATTCATCCTTCACGATCAAAGCGTAAATACACATGGATTCAGAATGCTTACAAGCGGTGCTGATTTAACGGAATTTTATAAAAATCCCGTCCTGCTTCTCAATCACGATGATTGGATAATGCCTATTGGTCGATGGGAAAATATCCGCATTGAGGGTGACAAAATCCTGGCTGATGCTGTCTTTGATATGAACGATGCGCGCGCAGCTGAAGTGGCGCGTAAGGTTGGCGATGATTTTGTGCGTGCAGCTTCTATTGGTGCGTGGGTGGATGAAACGTCGTCCGATCCTTTGTTGCGTTTGCCGGGACAGACGGAAGACACGGTGACAAAATGGACGGTGCGCGAAGCATCGATTTGCACGATAGGGGCAAATCATAATGCTTTAGCTCTTTACGATCGCACAACAAATGCGCGTATTGATTTGTCCGACAAAGGTGCTGTAGTCAAGCTTATGTCGGCCGTAAAAAATGAGAAAACCATTTATAATAATACGAGTATGGGAAAATTGAATTTCATCTTAGGCCTCTCTGATCAGGCGGCCGAAAACGAGCAGGTAGCGAAAGTGCAGACATTGATGTCTGACGTCGAGCGCCTGAAGAAAGAGAACGCGACGCTAAAAGACAGCATCGACCAAATCAACAAGGCTAAGAAAGACGCGCAGCGCGCAGAAGCCATTGCCCTCGTTGATGCAGCTGTGAAAGATGGGCGCCTCGATGCGACAGGTAAGGAAAACTTCCTCGCTCTCTTCGATAAAGACTTTGTGCTTGCAAAGCAAACGCTTTCGGCAATTCCTAAGCGTGCCAGTGTGGCGGGCGCGCTGGAAAGCGGGCCAACAACCGATTTGTCCGATTTCAAAAATAAATCGTGGGATGAACTCGACAAAGCCGAGAAGCTTACAGCGTTGCGCGATAAGGATTTTGAGTTGTATAAAGCGAAATTCAAAGAACGCTTTGGTGTCGAATACAAAGAAAAATAACCAATAAAGTTTAGCAAATGGCAGTACAAAAAGAAATTTGGCAGGATGCGATCGTTAACGGTCTTTTTGCAGAAAACACTTTTTTAGCAAAGTCCGTCAATGATAGTGTGTTTGTTGAGAACGGTAAGCGTGTGCATATTCCGAATGCGGGCCGCGCCTCCAAAGTTGAGATGGATAGAAGTGTCTTACCTGCAGCTGTGAAGCAACGCACAGATACAGATGTTGCATACGATCTTCACGAGTTTACGACAGATCCGATTGTCATTCGTAACGCAGAAGAGGCAGAGGTATCTTACAACAAGCGCGAAAGCGTGCTACAGATGGACAGAGCTGCACTGTTCGATCGCGTAGCAGAGTTTTTTATTCGCGAATGGGCACCGGACACAGCGGATTATTTCCTGAAGACGTCAGGAGCGGCTGCTGTTGCTCATACGCCTTCTGCAACCGGCAATCGACGCAAACTTATGAAGAAAGACGTGCGTGCTCTGTCTACGTTATTTAATAAGCAGAACGTGTCTAAGCAAGGTCGGTTCTTGTTACTTGATGCAGAAATGTATGATGAGTTGCTTGAAGACCTGACTGAAAGTCAGACTTTCGCTTCCCTTAGCAGTGCGGACGCGCAACGCGGAGTAGTAGGTAATCTTTACGGCTTTGATATTATGAGTCGTGCGACTGTACTTGCTTGCGATGGTACGACAGTCAATGCTGTCGGTGCGAGCGGAAAAGGTACGGACTGCGCCGCCGGCTTAGCTTGGCAACAAGACTGTGTAAGTCGCGCTTTAGGTGAAGTTATCATGAATGGCAATGAGGGTGATCCTACGTGGTATGGTGATGTCTACTCCTTCTTGGTCCGTGCAGGTGGTACTCGTCGAAGAGCTGATAAAAAAGGCGTAGCTGCAATCTTGCAGGCAACTACGGCGTAAAACGGAAGTGGGGCGCTTTCGCGCTCCTCTTCCTTATCATCAAAAAATGAAATCGAGTGAAATATTAATACGGCAGCTGATAGCTTTTGAAGGGCTTTCACTTACGGCATATCGATGCCCTGCAGGTGTACTGACAATCGGCGTAGGCCATACTGCCGGCGTACGTGCAGGGCAGAAGATAACGCGCGAGCAGGCACTTTCTTTGCTTCGCGGCGACCTTTTGCCTTGCGAATGTTTTGTAAACAGCCTGGGCGTCTGCAAGACGCAGGGGCAATTCGACGCTCTTGTCGACTTTGTCTTCAATCTTGGCGAAGATCGCTTACTGCGCTCAAGCTTACTACAAAAGATTCGCGCGAAGGCACCTGCCGTTGAAATCAAAAAAGAGTTTATGAAATGGCGCTTCGCTGCCGGCAAAGCCTTGCCGGGGTTGGAGCGGCGCAGAAAATGGGAAGCCGAACGCTTCTTCAGTTAAAAACAACAAATAACAATGACGGATGTCCTCTTACAGATCGTTTCCTGGTTGCTGCCGGCGGGTGGCTTCGGCGGCGCATTTTTATGGCTTCCCAGCCGCACTTTAAGGCACGCCCGCAGAGATAAGGAGGTGCACGAGGTGTATCGAAAAATGTATGAGGATTTGTCGAAAACAGTAATCGAATTACAACATGACAACAGTGATTTACACAATGCTATCGGCCGCTTTGAAGCGTTGTTTCGCCGCGCTCAATCTTGTCGTTATTATGGGAATGTTTGCCCTCTTCGCGACAAGTTGCCGCAGCTCATCTTACGCCCGCACGACGGACGAAACGACCGTGGCACAATCGACGATACAGCGGACGACGGCGGATACCGCCGCCCAAGAGACGCTTATCTTAACAAAAGAGAGGGTGAGGGCGGATTCAGCGAGTCTGAGCCTATCGACGGAGAACCTCCGTGACATACCGCCTGATGCCGGGTATTTTGTGCGACATGGCCGCTTAACTTTGAGTGTGCGGAAGCGAGCCAATGCACCTCCGGGCAAACCTGATCTGCTTATTTCTGCATATACTGACAGCATCGATAGAGAAGTCTCTTTTTTATCAAATAAATCACAACAAAGGTCCATCGCCGATATGTACAGATATTCCTCTCAAAAACAGATTTCTGCAAAGGAGAAAAAGGTAAAAAAAACTCCGCCCGGCAGTATGTTCTTAGTGGCAATTCTCTTACTTATCTTAGTGCTTGAATGGAAGAGCATCAAGCGTCTTATTTTACAATTGAAATAACTAAATACAAACGATTATGGAAAAACCAAATGATGGCTTTTTAATGCTACTCGATGCCGTTTACATCGGTGGAACCCTTGTCGGTTATATTGCCGAAAAGGGTATTGAATGGGGCGGCGAGAATGCCGAGAAGTTCAAGTTGCTGGCTGCGCAGGTGCGCAATGCGCCTGTAAAGACAATTGTCAAGAAGGCTGCAACAAACGAGTTGAAGTTCACGATGATTGAGCTAATCCCTGAAAATCTCAAGCAGCTGCTTGGCGGTGAAGTCGTGGGCGACAAATGGAATTCGCCTTCTTCTGTTGTTGTAATCGAGGAAGCTGTAAAGATCCAAACAGGTACAGGGCAGACTATTTCAATTTCCCGCGCTACCATCGACGGTGCGATTCGAGGTACCCTCGGCGGCGATGAAGTACTGGGCATTGAAACGACTGCGACTATCGAATTGCCTGCCGATGGTTCCTCCCCTTTCTCTTTCGAGCCTACAAAACCATTTATCAAAGCGACGCCTACAAGCCTTACATTCGCAAAAGGTGGCGAAACGAAGATGATCGTTATCGAGGCTTCGGGTGAGTTCTCTATGTCCGCGCCGCCGGCAGGTTTCTCCCTCGAGTTTCGCGGTGGACGTGTTTACGTAACAGCAAGCCCTAACACCGGAGGAGCAGCGCGTACGGGAAAAATCACTTTTACGCTGAAAGCAGACCCTTCAAAGAGGGTCGACGTCAACCTCAATCAACCTAACTAAGATGGATGCTGAAAAGCGTAAATACGCAGAGTTAGAGGCGTCCGAGGTCTTACTCGACCTCGGCGTCTCTTTTCCACTTAAAGCCTTGAAATTGCCTTTTCTTAAACGGCCTGTTTTACTGCGTTTGAAGATGAAAAGGCCCTATCTCGGCACGCGCATTCGTGTAGCACGTGAGTATTTGAAAATGAATGTAAAGGCGTCAGAAATGGAAGAGTTTGATAAGGAGCAGCAATTAGCCTTCCTTTCGCAGCATGGCAAGGGGATTTCACTCATTGTGGCGAAAGCTGTATTGCGTTCGCCGGTGGCGTCTTTTCTCTTCGCAAACCTGCTCGCCTGGGTACTGCGCTGGGCAGTCGACGAGCGCTTTCTATACCTGGCTTTTTGGCAGTTTATCAAATGCCAGGGCACAGAAAATTTTACGAATATTATCGCTTGCATCGAGCGGACGAATCCACTGATGCCGGTGAGCCACGAAAAGAAGGGGAGTTAAGCTACGAGAGCGCTCATAGCCCTTTCGGCCTGATATGGCAAATAGCGGCCACTACGGGGTGGTCTGAAAAGTATATTATGTGGGGTATTCCTTGGCAAAAATTACTTTTAATGTTGGCCGACGCGCCGCACTATGTTAATAAGACCACCAAAAAGCAAGAAGAAAAGAAGAAAGACACTGTCTCTATCTTCAAATCATTCGAGCGTAGAATACTCAATAAAAATAAGGTATGAACGTCGATATTGAATTCCTTTTTCGTGATCAGCTGACGCCGGGCCTGAAAAAAGCCGGTAATGCGGCATCAGATTTTCAAACTCGCGCGCAAGAGGCGGCACAGAAGGTTTCTGCTCGCCTCGAAGAGCAGCGCCAAGTTGTACAGGATATACAGGTGCAACTTGCAAAGTATAAGATGCAACTTGCAAAAATGCCGGCTGGGGGTGCTCAAAAGGAATTGGCAGCAGAAGTCAAGGCCTGCGAAAAATGTCTGCGTGAAGAACAGGGCGCTTTGGCCGAGCTTGAGAGTGAGCACAAAAAATCGGAGAATACGATTTTGCGCCTTACGCGTCGAATGAGAGAGCTTATTGCGAGTATGGCTGCTATGCGTTTGAATGGTCAACAGGACACAGAGGAGTACAAGCGCATGGCTGTTGAGGCGGCGAAGCTGAAAGATACACTTGGAGATGTCAAGATGCAGACTAAACACTTGGCAGATGATGATGGCCGCCTAAAGGCTTTTTCTTCTGCTGTTACGGGCCTCGCCGGCGGCTTTACGGCCGCCACCGGCGCACTTAGCCTCTTCGCCGGAGAAAATGAGGAGTTAACGCGAATACAGACACGACTTCAGGCGGTTATGGCGATTACGATGGGTCTGCAGCAGGCTTTCGACGCACTGAATAAAGACTCGGCTTTCAGTACTATTTTTCTGAAAAACGCAAAAGAAAAGCTGACGGCGGCCAACACGCGCCTTGCTACCGCACTGGGTATCACGAACGCTCAAGCGAGTGTATTGATGTTGACGCTGACTGCAGGCTTGTCGGCGGTGATTATAGCGCTGATCGCAGCGTGGAAAAGTTATTCAGAAGCGCAAGAAAAAGCGGCGGAGCGAACGAAAATATTGAAAGAGACTGAGCAGTCTGCACAAGCGCAAATCATCAAAACACGCTTCGAGATTCAGAGCACGATGCGCGAGCTGAAGAATTTTTCCGGTACAAAAAAAAAGGAAGCAAAAGTTGTCGATGAGCTGAATCAAAAATATGGTCAACAACTTGGCTATTACAAAAGTGTGCATAGCTGGTATAAGCGTTTGCAACAAGCGGGGGAGGATTATATTCAAATGCTTTTTTATCAAATGCAGGTGCAGGATTTGCTGCAAAAAGCCGTTGAGGCGGACAAGGAATTGTCGACTGCGAATGATGAAATAAGAAAAAATGAGAATCTCGACTTTTCGGGGCGCGCTAAGAAGCTTTGGCGAGCGGTGCAGCATCATCCTTTTCAGGCGATGACGGGTTTTGTTGGTCTTGCAAAAAGCTACTTCGACGATGATATAGACTTGCAGCTAAATAAAACGAATGCACAGAAGAAAAAGGATGCGGCTCTAAAAGCGGCAGAACAGGCACAAGCTAAGGCTGCTGCCCTGCAGAATAAGCTCAGCAATAATGCGCCGGATAAGCCGACGTCGAACAAAAATAGATACGACCCTTCTTCAGACTTAAATTCATTGTCTGAAGCTGAAAAAGCTGCGCAACAGAAAATCAACGAGAATATCATTGCGTTGATGCAAGAGGGGTACGAGAAGCGAAAAGCTGAGGCGAAAAATCAATTCAACGAAGAACTGCAGCGAATTGATAAAGAAGAGAGGCAACGCCTGGCGCTTTATGCTAAATTGAAAAAAAATGGTGCGAAAGTCGACCCTGATGGTGTGAAAAAGATCCAAAATGAGAGCACAACCTTGAGAGAACAGGCGGCAACGCTCTATGCTAAGGCTATATCCGCTATCAATAATGAGGCATCAAAGGAGGAACGAGAGAAGAAAGAGACCTTCAGTAAAGAGGCTGAAGAGCTGATGGCGAAGTATGCAGACTTCAATGCGCGACGTTTGAATGAGGCAAAACGCTATCAGGAAGAGATACGAAAGCTGGAAGAATGGAAATATACGACCGATGATCCGGTGGGCGTACCTGAAGCTGTAAAGGCGGCTATCAGGAAGGAAAAAGCGACTGCAATTGCGGCCGCGCAAAAAGAGGCTAAGGCGACGCATATAAAGAACTTGGCGAAAATAGATTCTGACCAACTCGAAGAGCTACGTACAGGTACGAATGCGATAGCCGACCTCTTCGCAGACATGTCGCTAAAAAGCACGAAGGAGGTACTGAAAATCATAAAAGCCATAGAGCTGCTGCAAACCTATATCGCGGCAAAAAAAGACGAAAAGGGAACTGCACATATCACAGATAAAGATGGCAAAGAAGTGCAAACGATTACTCAAAAAGAGGTGATCAATTTAGGTTTCTCCGCTGAAGAATTAGCCGTTTTGGAACGGTCGCCGGAAAAATTAAAAGCGATAAGCGATACCTTTGATAAGGTGAAGAAGAGTCTTTCCGATCGCAGCCCTATCCGCTCATTCATAAAGGAGTTGGAAGATGCCTTCAAACTGTTGCATAAAGGTGGTGATAGTTTTGGGCCAGGCTTAGAAAAGTTAGGCCGCGCCATATCGGCATTTTTGCCCACTCTGCAGCGATTTGGTAATGATTTGGCCACGATCTTGGGCAATAACTCTATGGCCGACAAGATCAATCGCTCTGTGCAGGCTTTTGAGGGGGTCGGAAAGACGGCTGCCGGTGTTGGGCAAGCCTTATCAGGAGATGTCGTAGGTGGCGCCATGACGGCCATCTCCGGTATCTCAATGGTATCTAAAGCCCTGGACGGCCTTTTTGGCGCAAATTACAGTAAATACAATGCGGCAAAACGTCAATACGAAAGCTATACTTCTGTATTGTCAACAGTTATAGATAAGCAAAAAGAGCTTGTAAACAGTCTTGATTTGCAAAATGCCCTCAAAAGCTACGAGTTAGGGACGGAACTTATTCGCAAGTCGGAAGAGTCGGCAAGAATTTTGGGGCGCGAACGCCTTAACGCAGGCGCTTCTACCGGCTCACACTCAATCGGTGTAAGGCAACGTAAGAAGATTTCACAAGAAGGACAGGAGCAGGCACGTCGCGCGCTCGGAGAAGATAAATACGGAAAGATTACTTCAGGCCGCATGACCGGCTTGTTCGACTTGTCAATTGAAGATTTGAAGAAACTGCGCAATGAAGCTTCTGTATTCTGGGCACAACTCGATGGCGATGTACGAAAATATCTTGAAGATATTATCAAAGCCGGCGAGTCACAAGAAGAGTTTGATAAGAAGCTCAAAGAGACGGCTACAGGCGTATCTTTTGAGAGTTTTCGCGACAACTTTATCAATACCATAGCAGATGTCACAAAGAGCGCAAAGGACGCGGCTGATACGATTTCTGTTTATATACGGAAAAAATTGATAGATAACCTTGTGGCGAAAAAATATGCAAGTCGTCTGCAGGCGCTTTACGATGATTTCGCGAATAGCAACAAAGAAGGAAATCTGTCAAAATCGAAAGTGGCGGAAATTCGCAAGCTTGCAAACGACCTTGCACAAGAAATCAAGAAAGACCTTGAAGAGGTGGATAAGATTATTCCCGACATTGCAGGTGCATCTCAACGCGGTCAGTCAGATGCTTTTAAGTCACTCACGCACGATCAGGGTACGAAGCTGGAGGGAATGTTTACGGCGGGTGAGATGCATTGGGCTGCTATGGATAAAGAGTTGCAGGGTGCATCAAAAGACCGAGTACAAGTAGGCAAGACCTTACAGGAGATAGCCGAAAATTCTACCTATTTACGCTATTTACAAACAATAGATAATCGCCTCGAACGCGTCGAGCGTGATGGCATAAGGGTGCGAAATTAAATTGCAAAATATGGATGCATTAAAAGGAGTCTTTAAGATAAACGGCCGAGATCTGTGGACTGATTTTGGTATTTTCCTGGCGGAAGAACATGCCGGAGATCACAATAATTATTCCGAGATCCTGAAGCCGGCAAAAGTGAAGAAGAATGTGGCCGTTGCCTTTCGCGAAGAGCAGGGGGAGCGATATGCCAATGATCTGCAACCACGTAGTGAAGGGCGTGATGTGGAGTTGCTTTTTGCCATTACGGCACCTGATAAATCGACGTTTATACAGCGTTATAAGTCCTTTTTAACGCTGCTCAAACCACAAAATGGAGGCTGGCTATCTGTCAGTCTACCTGGACTTGGTCTCACTATGCGCATGTTTTATCTTGAATCCTCAACGCCAACACTATTAACGGCCGTCGAGGGAGAGAATTATCAAGCCTCTTTGTTAAAGGTGAAGTTTCGTGAACCGGTATCTTCTTTCTAAAAATAATATTGATTATGTTACGAATTTATACCAAAACGGGCGCAACGCGAGCGGAGATAAGCCCTTCTGACGGCTCGACAGAGACTACGCAACTACAAGGTGATGCCGTACTCTCTTTGTCATTCACAACCTTTCATTCGATCACCTTTGATGTAAACGATTATGTCATTTTCGGCAAAAAGAAATATTGGTTATTACAGCGCTCACATCCGCGACAAATTTCTGATAGTGAATTTGTTTACAACTTGCAATTCTTCGGCATAGAGAGCCTTATAAAACGATTCCTCGTTTTGCACAAAGGCGATCCGATCTTTACGCTCACTGACTCTGTGGCTGCGCAAGTGGCTTTGATTGTAAAGAATATAAATGAAGGCATGGGCGTCACAGATTGGAAAGTTGGCGCCGTTGTTGACGCAGGCAATATCGTGATAGACTATGATACAACATATTGTGATGAGGCGCTGAAAAAAGTTGCTGAAGCAGCAAAAACAGAGTGGTGGGTAGAGGGACAAACAATCAATATCGGCCGCTGTGAAAAGGGAAATGAGATCTCCCTGGCTTATCGTGAAGGCTTACTTAACCTCGAGCCCACTTCAGCAGACGGCGTGAAATTCTATACACGCCTCTTTCCAATCGGTAGTTCACGAAATATCGTACCGGAAAAGTACAATAATAACCTGCGACTGCAGCTGCCCGGCGGTAAAAAATATATTGACCACGACGTCGACAGGTATGGTGTGATTCATCATTCGGAAAAAAATGCGTTTACAGGCATTTATCCGCGCAGGATAGGTACGATATCAGAAGTGCGCTCTGAAACGCGCAAAAACGAAGCGGGAAAGCCTTTTACCGTGTTTTTCTTCAAGGATAAAGATCTCCCTTTTAATCCAAACGACTATAATATAGCCGGCTTAACAAAAAAGGTGATTTTTCAGGAAGGTTCGGAGTTGGCCCTTCGTGAATTTGAGGTGAATTTTGACAATTCCGCAAAGGAGTTTGAGATCATCACGACCTGGCCTTATGATAACGATATGCAGTTACCAGGTGGCTTGCTTGTACCAAAAATTGGCGATAAATATTGTCTTTTTGACATATCCATGCCCGCCGCATATTACACGGCCGCTGAACGCGAATTTGAAGAGGCTGTAAAAAAATATGATAAAGAACACACTATCGACGTGACTGTCTATAAGGCGAAAACTGATGAGCTGTATATTGCAGAACGTGGAATAGATGTTTCTATTGGGCAAAGAGTGCGCTTGAAAAGTCGCGTTTTCTTTCCGGATAA